CCTGATCCTACATTTACTTTACAACCTTTATGTTCAATTGTAATACTGCTTAAACATTCTCTTTCTATTTGTTTACCGTTTTCTGTCCATCGGATATTTCCATTGATTGCATCTAGGACAGTATATTCTGCATCATGGAATTTTTTAACCTTTAGTAGATTATGGCTTCTTTTACCTTCATAGCCTACATTCTTTCTAACCATGATTCCTTCAAATCCTGCCTCTTCAGCATCCTTTGCCATTTCAGTAAATTGTTCCTCGGTAGTTAATTGTTCTTGTGGTAAGAATTCTAACATATCAGAATTAATATTTTCTGGTAAACTATTATATCCTAATTCTAATCTAAATGTTAATGGTGTAGTTCCAGTCTTATTATCAAATTGTTCTAAAGTTAAATAATCAAATACAAAGAATTTAGGATTATCTATTTGATGATCCTTCTTTCTGATTTGTTTCATAATTCCTTGGAAGTCTTCATTACCATCTTTATCAACCATACAGATTTCTCCATCTAAAATAAAGTCTCCTGGTATTTTTGAAATTTCATTTGCTAAATTATCTAGCGTTAAAAATTCTTTACCACTTCTAGAATAGAATGTTACTGTATTCATTTCTTTTCGGCAAATACATCGAACTCCATCTAATTTTCTAGAACCGTACCAATCTCCACTTTGAAAATCTACTCTTTTTACATTATAAGGATTTGCTAATGCAACCTTAAATGTTGGAATTAAATCAGGGTGTACTGCTTTATTGATTGATGTTGTATTAGCACCCATTTTAAGGTCTCTATCAATAATATTGTAGATAAGAGTTTCATATTGTTTGTTTTCTAAAATAAATCTGTTAACATTTGCAATCGCAGTATGACCAGTACAAACTCTATTTCTTAAATCATCCAATAAAGTAAAAATACTTCCATAAGTATTAGGGTGACCTAGTAAATCTGAATTCTTTTTGCAATTCTTGGATGTAACATTATACTTAAAGTAAGGATTATAAGTATAGTAGAAAATATTTTGCAGAAATTCCCTATCCTCATTTTCCTCTGAATTATCAGCATACTTTTTAATGGTTGCAATTTTATGATTACCTGAGGATGAATCGTTCATTTCATTAATGAAAGATTGTAGATAATCGAAGTTGTTTGTTAGTTCAGTCATATTCCGTTTTGTTTAATTTATTATAATATAAATATAATACAATTTTCTCGGTTCTGAACTATAAATTCACGTTATTTTCAAAAAGTTATTAACAATTCTGAAACAGTGTTGTCGGGATGGCAGGATTCGAACCTGCGACCTCCGCGTCCCAAACGCGGCGCGATGACCGGACTACGCTACATCCCGTGGTTGTGCCTGGAGGGATCGAACCTCCACTCTTCTGGACCAAAACCAGACGTGTTGCCAGTTACACCAAGGCACAATATATTTTTAATATTGTGTATCAAAAAAGAATGTTTGAAATAATCTGCCATCCTCTAAACCTTCTCCAAAATAATCTAACGAGGAATGAAATAAATCTCCCCTATAAAGAACTAGTCTATTATAAACATTTCCAACCATTGATGTCATATCCCATTTAGAAAAATCTCGACTATGTGGCCAACAGTGTTCTTTTAACCATTCATCGTCTAAACTACCATCTTCTAATTGAGGAGGTCTGACCAAACCAGTTTCTTTATGTCTAAATAAACCAGTACCACCACCTATTGGAGCATCTGGTGTTAGATAGCATACACCTGCCCACATTGTAGTATGATCAGGGTGAATCCAACTAGAGTCATTTTTTGTTGTATATTGAAATGCTGTTGTATAATCATAATCCCATTTAGTAATTTCCCCACCTGCAGGTTTGACTATTGATTGTACTGACTCTTTTAAATCAACCCAGTTATGAACTGGTGATGTTCTTTGTCCTGGATAATTTCCCGTCACATTAAAAGGCTGTTCTAAAACCCAAGAACGTACTTTGTCAGGATCACTATAAAAGTTATCAGTTATTATTACATTTGTTTGCATAGTTAATTATTTGTTTATTTATTTGTGCTTTATCAACCTTCATCATTTGGAGTATCTAAGAATAGCAATTGTTTAAGCTTCTGTAAGTTAGTACATTTTTCGTATTCCTCTATTTCCTCAAAATATTTTAGCATTCCATTAATAGCCTTAAGTTTCATTTTTACTGAATCTTTTCTTTTTAAAACTTGGCTAGGATTTTGCATCATTACAGCATATGATAGATTCATAAACTCCTCGAAATTTGTTTGTTCTAATGTTAGCAACAAACTTTTAATAAAATCCTCTCCAAAACCCATTCCTTGGTTACTTTCCATTATGTTTATCTTTTATTTTTTGTATTGCTTTTTTATCTTCTTCATCTAAGTTAGTTGGGATATCTACAATTATACTTATGAGTAAATCAGAAAATTTGCCTTCTTGTTTATAAATAGGAAATCCTTTACCTTTAATCCTTAATACTTTTCCATTAGCAGTTCCTGCTGGTATAGTAAATGTTATAGTCTTGTTATAACAGTCAATCGTTCCCTTTCCCCCTAAAAGAGCATCATACAAATTTATATTCTTTATAGTATGTAAACCTTGATTATCAACAAAAAAATTATGATCATTTATAACTTCTATCGTCATAATAAGATCACCACTTAATTCTTCGGTTTGTCCTCTTTGCCCTAACCCTTTTAATCTTAATTTTTGTCCGCTTCTTATACCTGCTGGGATATCAAGCTTTATAGTTTTCATACCTATACTAACATCTCTGCTAGTTCCATAATAAGCATCAGCTAAAGTTATTCTTAAAACGCCAGTTGTATTCCTTCCTTTTTGATTATAACCATACCTCTGATTAAAAGCACTACTGAAATTTTGATTCCTGAGTAAATCTTCGAACATACTTTCTGAAAAGTCACCTCCACCAAAATTACTAAATGGGTTAGATTGCCTTTGGTCATATTGAGATTTCTTTTCTGGATTACCTAAAGTTTCATAGGCATCAGCAATTTCTTTAAATTTTTCTTCATTCCCATTAACTTTATCAGGGTGATTTTCTTTAGCTAACTTTCTATAAGCTTTTTTAATATCATTTGCCGATGAAGATTTATCTACTCCTAATATGTTATAAGGATCTTTCATTTATTTCCAAAATAATTGTATACCTATTAAACTACATGCTATGAATAATGATACAACTGTTTTTAAGGTAATACCTTCTCCTAAGAAATACCAAGTTAAAAATGTGAATGAAATAATACCAGAACCAAAGGCAATAAATCTACCTGGCCATAATAATCCATCATAATATTCAACCATAAACTTAGTACCATATATTAATATGTAACTAATAGCTGTTCCAAATATAACTGAAACAGCAAAAGGATTCTTTTTGAACCATGGCCATACAAATTGTCCATTCGTCTGAAACCATATTGCTGATTGTCCAATAAAGAACAATGCAAATGCTAATAATAATCTACTCATCTATATGATATTTATAACCTTGTCTTAACATATGATCCATGTGGCCCTCCATTTGTTTAGCCGTGATCCATACTGAAGGTTCTGGTTCTACTCTTCCATCTGTTCTTTTATCAAATGCTTTATTTAAAAACCATTTTTCTTTTTTACTTTCCCACCAAAACCATACCTTTTGCCATGACTTAGGTTTTTTCATATAAACCTTATTGCCTTTATCCATGTGAGCAACAAATTGTTTATATGTAATATCCTTCTTAGGCATTTTTATTTGATTCTTTTATTGTAAGCTTTTGTATTCTTTCTTCTAATACAAATTTCTTTTCCTCTAATTTATTTGATTTCTCCATTTGAATTGCAATTCGTTCCAAGACTTTAACTAAATTAGGTATATCACCGTCTATTAATTTACGACCCATTGCTGTTCTAAAAAATTCTGACATAATTGTGTTTATTTTTATATGCACAAACTCAAAGTTTGTTTACAAATATATAAACAAAATAAAACTAATTATGAGTAAGATACCAGAGTTCGATAAATTTAATGAAACTATCGTAGCAGCAGGTTTTG